TCGCTCAAGCCAATCCATCATTAGGCATAACTATTCATCCAGACAATCTTAAAGCCGTAATCAATGATCCTCCAGATATTGTGCGAACCGAAGTTTTGGCTCAATGGGTAGATACAATCAATTCAGCGATTGATGCACAAAAATGGGGATTGTGTCAGACCAACCCAATACCTTTAGATCCTGAAAAAGAAACTTGGTTTGGATTGGATTTAAGTCCGGATCGAAAGTTTGGCGCATTAGTCGCAACTCAAAAGTTATCAGGAGAAAGATTTAATTTAGTTTTACTCCACACTTGGTCAAATGATTATTCAATCAATGATTTAGCGGTTGCAAATGACATTGCACCATATGTAAGAAAATATAATGTTCAGACTGTCGCTTATTCCAAGAGGACTGCACAAGCTGTCGCAAGTCGGCTAGTTCCCGCTGGAATTCCCATTACTGATATGGATGGGGCGATATATGCTGAAAGTTGTGATCGGTGGTTGGGCGCAATCAATTCCCATCGATTACAGCATGGAGGTCAAGACGAACTGACCCAACAAACACTTTCCGCTGCGAAACTGCCCTATGGGGATGGGTCATGGATCATCGGAAGGCGTGCAAGTCGAGTGGCAGTTTGTGCAGCTGTCGCTTCGGCTTTAGCAACATATTTTGCGACACAACAAGAAACGGAAATTGATATTCAAGTCGGATAAATTGCATTTATGGTATATTATGTGCTAATGGGATTATTCGACCGATTTATCACAAATACCGCAATCACACCAACAGTAGATGTTGCAGCAGCCAACACTCCTTACAATTTACAATCAGCCGTTGGCGGATTATTTTATGGCGCACAAACAGCAACTAGAGAACAGGCAATGTCTGTTCCATCTGTTGCAAGAGCAAGAAATATTATTTGTTCAACAATTGGATCGCTACCTTTAGAAACTTATAATCATTTTACAAAAGAACATTTAGATCCAAACAGAGTAATTATGCAACCAGATCCAAGAGTTGCAGGATCAGCAATTTATGCATGGATCGCTGAGGATTTATTATTTCATGGCGTTGCTTATGGACAAGTATTAGATTCTTATGCTGCATCAGATAATAGTCGAGTGCGTGCATGGACAAGAGTTGCACCGGATCGAGTTTCATATAACTTAAATGCAAATCAAACTGAGATTACTTCTTACATGGTTGATGGAATGCATGTTCCAGCATCAGGCATTGGATCTTTAGTCGTATTTAGCGGATTAGATGAAGGTGTACTTAATCGTGCCGGTCGCACAATTAGAGCTGCACAAGAATTGGAAAAGGCTGCTGAACTATATGCAAAAGAGCCAGTTCCAACAATGGTGTTAAAATCAAATGGCACAAACCTTACTCCAGAGCGAATTACAAAACTTCTTGAATCATGGAAGGTTGCTAGAAACACCAGAGCAACTGCATTCTTAAATGCTGATGTTGAATTAAACGCTTTAGGCTTTGATCCACAAAAATTACAATTAAATGAAGCCCGTCAATACCTTGCAACCGAAATTGCAAGAGCAGTTGGCATTCCAGCATCATTCCTATCTGCTGAAACAACTAGCATGACATACAGCACCACAGTTATGGAAAGAAAAGCACTTATTGATTTCAGTTTAAGAAATATCATTACTCCAATTGAGCAAAGACTATCTGCTGCTGATTTTGTGCCAAACGGCGTTGAAGTTCGATTTGACATTGATGATTTCTTGAGAGGTTCAGCATTAGAGCGTGCTCAAGTTTATGAAATCCTAAACCGCATCGGCGCAATGAGCGTTGAGCAAATCCAAGAGGAGGAGGACTTAATCCGATGAAGATTAATTTCCCAATTACCATAACCGCTGCCGATACAAACAAGCGAACAATCTCAGGAACTATCGTTTCTTGGAATGAGGCTGGAAATACATCAGCGGGCAAAACAGTATTTGCAAAAGACAGCATTGATTTCTCAAAGCCTGTTAAATTGTTATTAGAGCATGACAAAACTCGCCCATTGGGTAAGTTAATTGACATTACTGCAAACGATCAAGGTTTAGAAGGCACATTCAAGTTAGCAAAGACTTTTGCAGCTGATGATGCACTTGAGGAAGCAGCCACAGGCTTGCGTGATGGATTCTCCGTTGGTGTCATGGTTGATGCATGGGATAACAAAGACGGAGCAATGGTTATCTCAAAGAGTTCATTACATGAAGTCAGTTTGGTGTCTGATCCAGCAATTGCTTCAGCGAAAGTTGAAAAGGTAGTTGCAACAAATACACCAGAGAATTCCGAAGCAACCGCTGAGGATCAAACAACACAGGAGGACAAAGTGTCAGATATTACATCTGAGGCTCCTATCGCAACCGAAGCGGTAGAAGCTGCAAAGTCTGAGCCTGTGGCAGTAGTAGCAGCACAATCTGTTGCATACACAAAGCCACGCTCACCAATCAATTCAAAGGCAACATACTTGGAGCATTCAGTTCGTGCCGCTCTAGGTTCAGAGGAAAGCCGTCAGTATGTAATGGCTGCTGATACAACTGGAACAGTTGCTGGCTTAATTCCAACACCACAATCAACAGAGATCATCAATGGTTTATCAAATGCTGATCGTGGATTAATCGATGCTCTATCTCGTGGCACTCTACCTGCTGCTGGTATGACATTCGAAATTCCAAAGATTACAGCTGTGCCAACAACTGCACTAGAGGCAGAGGCAGCAGCAATTGACACAACCGACATGACTTCATCATTCGTTTCTGTTGATGTTAAGAAGTTCGCTGGCGGTCAGACATTTTCTGTTGAACTCCTTGATAGAAGTTCTCCAGCATTCTTTGATGAGTTAGTTCGTCAAATGGAATTTGCTTATGCAAAGACCACAGATTCATATGTTGCAACAATTCTTGGCAACTCATGCTCATTAGCAGCAGTAGCTGAGGACAACACAGCAGCAGATTTGCTTGCTTATGTTTCAGCAGCAGCAGCTAGTGTTTATTCAAATTCACTTGGTTTTGCTCGCAACTTAATTGTGAACAGCACCCAATGGGGCAACATCATGGGCTACAACGATTCCGGACGCCCAATCTACAACGCATCACAACCACAAAACGCAGGTGGAAATGTAGTTCCTACATCACTTCGTGGAAATGTTGCTGGCTTAGATCTTTATGTATCTCGCTCACTAGATGGATACACAACTGGAGATCAATCAATGATCGTAGTTAACCCAGATGCATTCACATGGTACGAGAGCCCACGCCTAACACTTCGTTCAGACATCACAGCAACCGGTCAAGTATCTGTTGCTTACTATGGCTACGGCGCACTAGCAGTAAAACTTGCTGGTGGAGCAGTTTGGTTCAACAAGAACTAATTTAGCCCAACTTAATGCCTACTGGTGCTCCCGCTGGTAGGCAGCTAAAAATGGGAGTCAAAGAGAGGAATTTATGCCTTCAATTATTACCGCAACACAATTGCGCTCAGTATTGGGTGTAAGTTCCTCTCTCTATGATGATACTTACTTAAATCAAATCATTGACACAGCAGAAACTGTTATTCTGCCAATGCTAGTTTCATTCAAAGCACCAATTCAAGCAACCTCATTGTCAGACAATGTTGCTACATTTACTACATTAGGAATTCATGAATTTACCGAAGGACAATCAGTTGTCATCACAGGATGCGGAAGCCCATACAATGGCACACGAACTGTCTTGGCAGACAATCTTGGACAATATACCTTTTCAGCATCGATCACTAACGCCGATATACTCGAAGCTAATGTCATCCCATCCGGAGTTGCTACCCTTTCTAGCGCATCAACTTATGTTGGAAACGCAGCTGTTCAGTCAGCCGTCTATACAGTTTCAGTCGAAGTCTTTCAAGCAAGACTTGCCGGCGGAGGACAAATCGAAGGCGTAGATTTTTCACCAACACCATTTAGAATGGGTCGATCTCTTTTCAATAAGTGTGTCGGATTACTAGGCTCATATATGGATACCGACAGTTTGGCTCAATAATGCCAAGCACAATTCTTTCAGATATTCGCACGCCTTTAGCAACTGCTCTTGCTGGTGTTGCTGGAAACATTTATTCATTTGTTCCAGAAACAGTTATTCCACCAGCCGTAGTCGTGGTTCCTGATTCACCTTATTTAGAATTAGAAACAATTAACAAATCTACAATTCACACTAAAATCAATTTTACAATTTCAGTTGCAGTTGCATATAACAGCAACCCAGCATCGCTTGATAATATCGAGCAACTAATAATGAGTGTTCTGGCAGTTATCCCAGCGGGATATATCGTCAGCTCTGTCGAAAGACCGACAGTTCAGCAAGTTGGTGCAAGTACGCTGCTTATCGCAGATGTTCGAGTATCTACCTACTACACACAAACAGCATAAGGAGAAATCATGGCAACAGTCGTAATTACCGGTCGTGATGTTGGTTTATCTTTCACAGGTGGAACAGATATTCAAGCACAAGCGACAAACGCAGTTCTAACCAAAGTCAATGAGCGTCAGGTTTATCAGACTATGGATGGAGAAGCTTACAAGACAACAAACATTTCAGGAACATTCCAATTGGATATGTTGGCTGATTGGGGCAAGGCAAACTCAGTTTGCGAGGCTCTATGGACAGCAGCAGAAACTGCACCTGACACAGACATCAGCATGACATTGACAGCAGCATCAGGAGCACAATTTGTGTTTCCAGTAAAACCAGAGTTTCCAACAGCTGGCGGATCTGGTGTTGATGCTCAAACTGTTTCCTTTACTTTCACAGTATCAAAGGGCGCAGTAGTAGAAACATTTAGTTAAAATCTAACAACGGGAGCAAAATGAAACTACCAATTACAATTGAATACAGCTCAGGCGAGCAAGCCACTTATGTAGCCCAACCGCCTGAGTGGGCAAAATGGGAAAAGCAGACAGGAAATACCATTGGGCAAGCAAGCGAAAAACTTGGCATTTGGGATCTTATGTTTTTGGCTTATCATGCTCATAAGCGTGAAGTTGCCGGAAGCAAACCAATCAAACCAATGGATATTTGGATGGAAACAGTAGCCGATGTCATTGTCGGTGATGCTGACCCAAAAGCCACAAAGCAGGAAGCCTAAGCAGATTATTGGTTGAGTTGGCAATAGCCACACAGATACCAATGAGTGAATGGGTTGATGCGGACGACATATTAACAGCGATCGAGATATTGGAGAAACGGAATGGCAAATGAAACCATCGCCTACAATAAATCAGATCTGCGTGATATTTACAAAGCATTCAAACTCATGGATGAACAAGCTACTGAGGAAGCAAGAGCGCAGTCTGCTGCGTTGGCGTATTTTGCATCAGAGGAAATTAAGCAAGCAGCTAAAACTCGAACAAAGTCTGGCAAAGTTGCGCAAAGAGTTGCGGATGGGGTTAGCATCTCTAAGTCCAGCAAAATCGGTGAGTTCAGTTATGGCTTCGCAAGACAAAAGTTTTCAGGTGGTGCTACTACGCAAACCGTATGGGGTGGTGTTGAGTTTGGTTCAAATAAATACAAACAATTCCCTTCATATTCAGGACGGCAAGGCAGAGGTAGTCGTGGATGGTTTATCTATCCAACCCTTCGCAGAATTCAGCCTGAATTAATTAACAAGTGGGAACAAAGTTTTGATCGCATTATTAAGGAGTGGGTCTGATGGCAACTGGTAATCGTACGCTTAAGTTATCGATCCTTGCCGATGTTGATGATCTTAAGAAAAAATTAGGTGAAGCCGATAAAGCCGTTGAGGATAATTCAAATAAGATTTCAGAGTTTGGCAAGAAGGCTGCTGCTGCTTTTGCCGTTGCAGCTGCTGCTGCGGTTGCCTATGGCACTAAATTAGCCATTGACGGGGTCAAGGCTGCAATAGAGGACGAACAGGCACAGTTGAGGTTGGCTGCTGCCTTAAAGAGCGCCACAGGGGCTACAGAGGGTCAAATTCAGGCTACTGAGGATTACATCCTAAAGACATCTTTAGCAACAGGCGTTGCTGATGAACAACTACGCCCAGCATTTCAGCGTTTAGCCGTATCGACAAAAGATGTTAATGAAGCTCAGAAACTATTAAACCTATCTTTAGATATTGCTAAAGGTCGAGGCTTAGATCTTGAAACTGTTGCCAATGCTTTAGGTAGGGCGCAAGATGGCAATACAACAGCTCTTGGCAGATTAGGTCTTGGTTTATCAAAGGCTGAATTATCTACTCTTTCATTTACCGAAGTTCAACAAAAATTATCTGATCTTTATGGTGGCGCAGCAGCCGCTAATGCTGAAACATTTCAAGGCAAAA